ATACGCAGCAGATTGACCCCAGCCTGTAAACGTTGCCGCATTGTAGACAGCCGTATTTGCAGGAAATGCCGTAGGAATAGTGCCGCTAACTCCGCGCGTTGCGCCAGTAAATGTTGTGGCAGTGTTGCCAGAGTATGTAACTAACTCTGCATTATCAATCATCAGCGTGCCAGTAACATTGGCAAAACCTGTGGTAGATGTGACAGCGATTGTCGTATTACTAGTACTTAGTGGCAGACTTAATTTAGTCTGAGCTGTGCCGTAAATAAAACCACCCCATAGACCTGCGCCCCAGCCAGTTAAATAACCAAAGGTAGCCAAACCGGTATTAAGCTGATAGGAAGCTGTAACCGTGCCGCCGCCAGTCGTACTAGCATTTGCTGTAGTGGCAGCAGTAATTTTGTAGGAGTTGGTATCTACAGAAAAAATAACATATTCGTTATTAAGGTTTAGCCCGGCAACTGTTGACGCACCGGCAAACGTTACATAGTCACCGTTGATAGCGCCATGACTGGTATCAGTAACCGTTACCACAGCAGATCCACTAACAGTAGTAAATGGATTAGTAAGTGTAGTTACCTTACGTATAGGCGTGATGTCGTTATATACACCACCGTTCTCTACGTAGTATTTAAGATTGGTGCCGACGCCAAGCAAGTTATATCCGCGCAGCGTTACCCAGTTCCATAACGAACGAGCCACACCAACATAGGTATTACTTGATAGTGGAGTCCATCCACCTATCTTTTGTGGATAGCCTGAACGGAATCGTACCTTGTCACACTCAAACCAACCGCCTTCGTTAGCAAGCGTGGTTCCTTCTCTATTGACGCCTGGACGCAATTGCAGTTTTTGTAATGGCATTTTTATCCACCTAAGTACAAAGCACGTTCATCTTTGCGGCGGTTCTCCAGCCCTCTCAGAACTTTGCCCCCGGCTTTGCAATACTTTAATAATTCATCAGCCGCACCGGCGTAGTCACCACGGTTGTGCCTCTGTCGAAGTGTGCTGCGCTGTAATGTTCCTAGTCCTACGTTAAAACTAAAGCTGACCAAAGCATCAAACCAGCCTTGACGGCTATCAGCAGTAGGACAATATTTAAGAACTCCGCGCTCAAACCTCTCAAGGTCTTTTGCAAGTATGGCATCTACCTCTTCCATTGTAAATGTACGGTTCCAGCCCTCTGGGATGGCTAGATTGTTGCGCTCTTCAAACGGCACTCTTGCATGGGCTGGTTCAATTACATGGCCCACGCAAACAGTCCAAAGTCGTGCAGGGCATCGGTAAGGTTTAGTCCTTACCCCCTCGTGGTGCTTGATCATCTTCAAAGCCTTGGGGCTTATCATTTCCCAAACGCCCGTCCACCAAAGTGAAACGCTATGATGCTGGCAAACAAAGCCTGTGTCTCGTTATCCCAAAGCTGGTCAGCCAAAACGTTAAACTCTACCCCTGTTGTTATGCCCTTGTAGGCTAGGGTTGAGTCAATAGCCACCAACAAAAAGAAGAACCCGTAGGTAATCACAGGCCGCACACTAGCGCGCAAGTCTTTCATCCACTGGCTTGTACCTTCATTTAGGCTTGTATCGTGGGCGTAGATTGCGTTCATCTCCGCTTGCTGTGCGCCTATCAGGGCCTGCTTATTGTCCGCCTCTGTCTGGACTTTGATCTCATCAAGCTTAATAGCTTCGATCTGCTGCTGTGCCGCGTAACCTGCTGCAAGTAACTGTAGCTCGCGCTCTGTCTGTAGCTTGGCTAACGTGATCTCATGGGACTTGTCCTGCCGGTCTTGGAAGAAGTCGAGTATCTTAGGCAAACCGCCCATCAAGAAAGACACCAGTGTAGAGAGTAGAGTCAGCATTATTCGCCCCGTATTTCTATTAGTATTTTTGCACGTAATTCACGCATTTTCTTTATCTCTTCCATCGCAACATTCGTTGCGTTGTTCATGTCCATGTACATAATCCCCATCACGGGTAGTGCAATAATCAACACAATGCACATAACCAAGAGGGAGATGAGTAAAGTGAACGGTACGTGTGGCTCGTCCTTATCAGAATCATTACGCTTAGGAACCATAGGATTACGAACAACACTGCGAAAATTGACGTCAGTTGATTTTGAATCTGCCTTTTTACTCTTGCTCGTCGCCATTTTAATGCCTGCTGTTTCTGGTATTCCTGACGTTGAACCTCGGCGCGTTCTTCTTTGACCCTTTCCCTCATTACTTCAAACTCTGTCCACACAGCGCCCAATTGTTGCGGCGCTTGATATACGAGCATTTCACGTAATTCTGTTTCTAACTTTAGCATTTCCTTCTGCGCCAGAACTCGGTTAAATGCTTCTTGGTTTAACGATAGTTCTGGGTCACGCGACTTCTTTGCCTTTAACTCTTCTTCATGAACATGCTTTTCAAGAGACTCATGCGCTTTGAAAAAGTTACCAAGGTGTTTGCTTAAATCTTCAACAACATCCTTGGCTTGCCCATACGCATCTACTAACTCCATCCCTTGCGCTTTGTACTCTTGGTACATCTCACAGCCTTTGCGTATTGCAGCGGCTGCGGTTTTGGCTGCGGCTAGGAGGGTAAGAGGATCCAAGATGTTGTAGCCTCATCCCACGAATACATAGCGCCATCTGTAGGCATAGGTGTAGGAGCTTGCCATCTAGCATCAGCATCTAGTACCCAGCTTGGGAATGGCTGTGGCGGCACAAACGCATCTATATCAGCACGGTATGTGTAACCGATACCAGCGTAGTTCTTACGCTTGTTACCGTTGTAGCTGGTCTGTTTCCAGTTGCCACCAAGTACGCGCTCGCAGAAAGCAGCACCGATGTGTTCTTTCTCAACACCGAAAGCGTCAGCCGTGTCTTTGTTATCGACTACGATGACCTGAATAACTACGTTGTTGCTATCTAATTGACAGAAGTGAGCCACATTTATCTCCTTGCGAAAGTTCCATGAAATTTTTGCCGAGCTTCATCTGCAACCAACTCAGCAAATTCAAAATCTTCGAAGTAACCTATAGTCCTTCGAATCCTATCAACAGTTATATTTACGCACCATTTTTTAGTAATTTTTTCCCAGTAAACATTTTTACATCCAGATTTGCTGTTTTTATGTGTAACTCTATTCAAACAGTTCATCTGTTGGGTTGTCTCCCTTAAATTCTCTACGCTATTGTTTTCTCTATTGTTGTCAATATGGTCAACAATCTCTGGGAAATATCCATGATGGTACATAAAAACAAGTCTATGAATAGCATAAGCTTTTTTATCAACCACTAACCTTCTATACCTATGATGTTTGGTAATTGGCGTAGGCTTATGTTCGTCATCAGTTGATTTCCAAAAGAACGCCCCGTCCCTGTAGTCATACAGTTCCTTTAGGCGCTCTTGAGTAATCATCATTCTTCTCCTAAATGAAGTCCAGTCAGACTCTCATCTGACCCTATGTAACCTTTTACAAAGGTGTTAAACGAAATACTGATACGCGTTCCCTCGCCCTGCTTGGTCTGCACCATGTGCGTCAAGTTAGAAGGGAAAATAATCAAGTCACCAGCACCAGTCTCAAACCACCAGCTTTCACTGTTCCAGTTATTCCAGTTTTCTGTTGGGATTTTGATGCGCTCGTAACCGTCTTTGTAAAAATAAATTCTGTCCGTCTCTCTGTTTGCCTGCGGGTAAAACACGCCAGAGATAATACTGTTGGGATGAGCATGTTTGTGGTGATACTGACCCGGCTCTGTATAGTTAGACCATGACTGCGTGATATAGGGAGTGACATCATGCTTAGGTGCATAGACTGACTTGAAGTAGTCCAGCATGGCGTCTTCTATAAACTCACGTATCTCTGTCAGTTCTATAGACTTCAACAGCTTTCTGTTTTCGCTAGTGGTATTACCTTCGTTTGGGTAACGCACCTGACCGATAATAAAATCCAGCTCTTGCTGGGTGAGATCACGGTCTAACTTGGCAAAACCTACCGCTGTAGGAAACAGGTTAGTGATGTTCATGCAACCGCCTGATCGTATATCTCTTGTTGACCACGCATTTGCTGTAGCTGCTCTTGAGTCCAGATTGTGTTGATGCTGTCCTCAAAAGCTTTTATCTTCTCCATTGTTTCCATTACTTCTTCCATAGTCGGACACGGGCGTGGGTCTTCCCACCGTGTGAACATGGTGTTGCTGATCTCCCACTTAGCGCCGGGACGAAGTAAGTGCATAGCTGTATCTATGCCGTATAGCATGTATGTCTTGTTGTCCATAAATTAGCTGTAATTTAGTTTAAGAATAACTACGCCTGAACCGCCAGCGCTACCGGCTCCATTTGATTTGCCACCACCACCACCGCCGCCAGTATTAGTTGCGCCAGCAGTTGATACCCTACCATTTGATGTTCCACCTATACCGCCACCTCCAGACCCCCCAACGCCACCTTGGTCGGCATAAGGAGCATAAGCGTCACCTCCACCTCCACCGCCACCTGCGTACATTGTAGATGTGCCAGTAATAGCAGAAGAAAAACCTGCGCCACCATTGCCGCCGGTTCCATTTGTTGTGTAATTTCCACCAACAGCTCCAGCCCCACCACCACCGCCAGCACCTTGATAAACTCCAGTCTGATGACGCCCTAAACCACCATTGTTTCCTTGACTTGGCGCTACGGATGGTGTGTTACCTAAACCTCCAGCTTTGTCTGTGCTATCACTAGCAGTTCCACCACCACCACCTGAACCGCCATTTGCTCCTGCGCCAGTATTGCCGCCACTACCACCGCCAGCAGAAGTAATAGTAAGAAATGTAGAAGGGCCGCCATTAGTTCCCGCAGAACCACCACCATCAACCGTAATTGTAGAAGAACTACCCGCCGTTACAGCATAAGCAGTTCCAATTCTGAAGCCCCCCGCACCACCACCACCGCCAGAACTTGTACCTGCGCCACCACCTCCGCCACCGCCAACTACCAAGTAATCCACACTAACAACACCAGCAGGTATCGTATATGACTGTGTAGATGTAAAGGTAACAGAGCTACTAACTGGGGCTACGTATCTGATGATGACTATACCGCTGCCGCCAGCGCCGCCCAAACGACTAGCACCAGTACCGCCACCGCCACCACCACCACCTGTGTTTACAGTAGCACTTGAACCATCTGCGCTGCTTCCACCAGCCGCACCACCGCCAGAACCTCCTGCACCTCCGGGACTACCACTAACAGCACCACCACCGCCACCGCCGGCATAAGTAACAGAAGGCCCTGATACAGTAGAAGCTGTTCCAGCACCGCCAGCACCTCCTGCACTACCTGAGCCATCAGCACCAACAGCAGATGCGCCGCCGCCGCCTCCACCACCAGCAGCAGGGCTACCATTACTACCAGTGCCGCCATTACTTCCTTGAGAGGGCGTAGTGCTTGGAGTATTGCCGTTTCCAAAATTTGCATTTATTGGACTACCACCGCCGCCGCCACCGCCGCCAGAACCGCCGGAAGCAGCTATATTTCCATTGTTGTCGTAACCGCCGCCACCACCACCCGATGACAGTATGGAACTAAAAGAAGAAAGTGAACCAGATGGCGCAGTTGCACTAGCAGTACCGCCTGCAGCACCTGCCCCAACAGCAATAGCATAAGTAGTTCCGGGAACAACAGTAAATGCAGTTCCAGTTCTAAAACCACCTGCTCCTCCGCCACCACCCAAACCACCACCTTTACCCCCACCGCCTCCACCAGCCACAACCAGATAATCAACCTCCGTAACACCAGCAGGTGCAGTCCAGTAGCCAGAAGCAGTAAAGCTAGTAACAACAGTCGAGCCTATACCGGGCCATACGCCTGAACGGATAGCCTGTAAAGCCTGTTGTAACGTCCACACACCTGATGCTTGCGTGGTAGATATTGTTACCGGATTCTTTGTGATGATCCGACCGGGATAATTACTCATCGTTCACCTTACGAATATAGTCTAAGAATAACAATACCTGAGCCGCCAGCGCCGCCGGTTCCAGTGTTTGCAAGATTGTTAATGGCTCCTCCTCCGCCTCCGCCTCCGCCAGTATTAGCAACCCCATTATTTCCATTTATTGTTGAGAGGCTTGCTGAATATCCGCCATTACCGCCACCTCCAATACCTCCTAAACCACCACTTGCTGTACTACCCGGACTATTTTGTCCCGGTGCGCCTCCACCACCTCCAGAATAGTAAGAAGCAGTACCGCTAAGTGCAGACGCTATACCTAAACCACCATTTCCAGAGCCGGCAGTAGTGCTATTTACACCTGCTGTACTAGCACCTCCGCCGCCACCACTATTTTCAGCGTAAGCTGGGCCAGTTGATCCATTGCCTCCACTATTTCCTTGAGATGGACTTGTGGAAGGAGTGTTTCCAGCACCACCGGCTCCATTAAACCATCCGCCACCACCAGAGCCGCCAGAATTACCACCAAATGGGGTTACATTGTCGTTGTATCCTCTACCACCACCCCCACCATTAGAAGTAATTGTTGAAAATGTACTGTTACCACCATTAGTAGGAGCAGCTCCAGATTGTTGTGCTATTCCGCCAGCACCAATTGTAATTGTGTACGAACTTCCGCCAGTAACGGAAAATCCTGTGCCAGTTCTAAAACCACCAGCACCACCTCCACCGCCAGATTGACGACCGCCACCGCCGCCGCCTGCAACTACAAGGTAATCAACAGACGAAACATTGTTCGGCATTGTGTAGGTAGTAGTCGCATTAAACGTCACAACAGTAACTTGGTTAGGGACTGTGTATCTAAGGATAACTATGCCTGATCCGCCTGCGCCGCCGTTGCTTGCGCTTGAACCAAACCCACCACCCCCGCCACCCCCGCCAGTGTTTGCAGTTCCATCAAATCCCGGTTGTGTTCCAGAACCAACATAAATTCCAGCAGCGCCTCCGCCACCAATACCACCGTTACTAACAAAACTTGGTGCGCCAGAACCACCGCCACCGCCAGCATAGTAAACACCAGAACCAGATATAGATGAAGCAAGACCGGAACCGCCAATTCCACCAGTTGAAGGTGAAGCTATTCCATTTCCTCCAGTAGCACCTGCACCACCACCACCGCCGTATCCAGCGCCTGTTCCAGCAATATGATTTGACGACCCACCTGCGTTTCCTTGTGATGGAGTAGTAGAAGGCGTATTTCCTGCTCCGCCAGTTCCAGTTCCTCCCGGCGCATTTTGGCCAGCACCGCCACCAGAGCCACCAGCAGCTCCGTTGTAAACTCCTGCTGTACTACTTGATGAACCAGCCCCGCCGCCACCAGCAGAAACTAATAAAGAAGCAATCGAAGAATTTGCACCATTAGAACCAATTACGCCTGACGTAGCACCAGCGCCACCTGAACCAACAGTAATTGTGTATGCCGTTCCGGGAGTAACAGCTAGTCCTGAGCCTGTTCTAAAACCGCCTGCTCCAGCTCCGCCACCCCACGCGCCACCACCGCCGCCGCCAGCCACACAGAGATACTCTACAGACGTAACACCTTGAGGACACACCCAAGTATCTGTTGCATTAAACATCTGCACAACAGTACCTGACTTGTACAAACCTCTGAACGTCCAAATACCTGAACCAAACGCCGCAGGCGCAGTAGCACTTATTATCTGACCGGGATAACCATGAATTGCCATAGCAACTCCTTAGTTAATCTGTTCGTAGCTTACTGAGAATGTAATCGCGCTGTTCGTGCCAGACTGAACTACGATCGCATTATTTTCCGTAATGTACGTCGCCGTAGTTTTATCCATCACGATCAGAGAAGCATACGCAGGTACAGAAATGTTAGATGCAACCGCAAACGCATTTGATGAACTGGTCACAACTAAGTTGCCAGATGTCACCGCGCCGCTGGTATACAGCAGAACTGTAGCGTTAGCCGCAACGTTAGACGTATTAGCAGCTACAACTTGGTTAACCTTAAACACATTACCCGAGCCGCTGGTGTTAGAAATCAGCACAAGCGTGGAAGTGTTCGCAGGCGTCAGGTAATTTGTCTGACCGTAAATCTGCGTTACGTTTACTATATTTGGGTTTGCCATTTTAATAACTCCTTAGAATCCGAAGATCATGCTCAAAGCAATCGCTTTACCTGCTGTAACACCACCAGCAGCGGCAGCTTGGCTAACCCAATGCGTACCGTTACTTGTTAATACGTTGCCGCTTGTGCCCGCTGATACCAGTGTCACCGTACCAGTATTGTTACCTACCATCACACTGCCGTAGGTCAAGTTACCTAAACCAGTGCCGCCCTCTGCTACATCCAAAGGATTGGTCAGCGTAACATTTGCTATCGTTAAATTACCGACTTGCAGGTTTGTAACGTAATTTGTAGTCTCAGCAATGTTAGTCGCATCGTTATAGATAACTGCTGACTTGCCTGTCGGAATTGTGACAGTCGTACCTGTCGGAGAAGCGTTAGTACCGTTGGAAATAATGACAGAGTTAGATAAACCATTTGTCACTAAGTACTGTTTCTCTATCGCTGGCACGAACAATGTCTGAACACTGGTAATAGTGCCTACCAAATTCAATCGTAAGTTACGTGCAGTTTGAGCGGAATTAGTATCTGTTAGCGCTATTGCCGCGTTCGAGCTGGCAAAAGTTACATTAGAAGAACCAGTGATAGCTTCTTCAATGGCTGTTCCAAGGTTAGTGTTTGTCGTGTTACCCCAGGTGCCGGCCTGATCGCCAGTTCCGATTAACTCAATCTTTAGGCTGCTATATGTGCTTGCCATGATTCGTCCTTACTAATAAGTGTTTATGAGAATCCAATCTTCTGTAATGCCAGTATCAATTGGCTCCCACAGTGCCCTTCTGTTTACAATGTCCTGCGCGGTAACAGACTCATTAACCCTTAGAGAAAATACACCGTTAGGAATAACTTGATCCGTTGCGTTACTTGTTTCCTTAACATTTACAACAAAAATACCTAACGTACTTAATATACTTATCGCATTTACAGTTTCTTGCACAGTAATACTGAAGTTTGCATTAGAACTTGTAGCATCAACAATGTTAACTGACTCATTTATAAAACTAATTACAGCCGTTGTTGTATTGGAGCTTGATTCATCTGCTGCATTTACTGTTTCAGAAATTAAACTAATAATAGGTACTGCAACGTTTCCAAATAACTGGTCAGAAATATTAGCTGTTTCTGTAATACTGACAGGTATATTTTCGCTAGGCCGTGCAACCGAATCAGACACAATAACTGTTTCAGATACAGTACCTTCTTTAGCAGCTAAAAACCCTACCGTATCAGATGCACTAACTAATCCACCATTACCTAAACCCCATATATCATAACCCCAAGCGCCTAACCCCCAACCAGCGTCAGAGATTAATGGGTAGTAAACCGAGCAGCCCCATGCCGCAGGCTCGCCCCAGCTACCACTGCTATAGCCGCCATCAACTTGGGCCACACATTACCCCGCAGAAACAAGCTGATCTTCCGTAAACCAACGCTCATGCTCCAGACCATCAGAAGTCCATGCCAATAGATAATAAATAGTGCCGTCATCATCCATACGCATCTTAATAATCGGGCCTTCTGGCAAAACAGTATTGACCTTAACTACGTCGCCTTTTTTAAATGCTGACATCTTTATCCCCTATTAGGTAGCGTCAAGGTTAAACGAGTACGTAACAAGCAACACATCACCGCTGACAACTACACGGTCACCAGGCGATTGAAAGTCTGACTCAGAGAACAACAAACCTGTAGTGCCTGTAGCTACATTCGTCAAGAACGCACCGGCTATGGTTGCATTCGCATTCATAGTGAATGATGCAGTAGAAGACGAGTTGTTGATGTTTGATGGGTCAGCTAATGTAGCTGCACCAAACGTAGCTGCTTTGCGATTACCTGAATAACTAGTGTTTTCATCCCAACCAGCATGTGTAGCTAATGTATCGCCGCCAGAGAATGTCGTGGAAGCAGATGTTCCATTTACTAAACCAACATACCAAGCAGCCGTATATGCAGAGCCACTAAAGAATTTTGTGTTCATATCCTGCAAACCTGTATTCACTACCAAGTTTGGAGCAATACCAACCCATTTCTCATTACCGTCTTTGTCCATGCAGGTAACAGTAAATGCACCGCCAGCGGACATACCCTCAACAAAACCAGTCTTGCGCGCAGTAGTACCTGCAACAATTTCACTGGATTTAGAATTTTCAATACCCATGATTACTCCTTACGTTATACGAATTAGCGCACTAGACGGTGTGTCAGGCGGTAAAGTTACTGTAAATGTATTGTTAGCTGTTTGTATCTTATCCGAACCAAAGTCCAATACTGCTATCGAAGCGTTCGATTTTGTTGAGTTGTAAACCAACGCACCACGCGTCGTAAACTGCGCCGGATTCCAAACTACATTATCAAAGCTCACATACACCGTATTGCTACTACTCTGAATACTTACATTAGATAGCGTCTGACCGCCAGCCGTGTAACCAGTACCGCTAATCTCATTAGTAGATGTATACGCCGCAGTATCTTGATCTAATGTTGCATACGCCGTGTATAACGCCATCTTCAATGTGTCTGATGCTACGTTCTGCTTGCCCTCTAATATGTCAACCTTGAAGCTCGTAGTCAATCCTTGGTAGATCGTCATGTGACCCTCACCCTAGTCTGACCACTACGATACGCATCCTGGCGCTCCATACCGTCACCCAGACGTTTAAGCTGACCTAGTGCTTCGTTGTATTTTGCTTCTACATTAGCTATCAAATCTTGCTCGCCCTTCATGTACAAATAAGCCTCACGCAAGGAACCATACAAAAGCACCGGATCATAATTGTCGCCCAGCCAAGTTGTGCCAGTAGTGACAATAGATTCTGGGTAATAGTAATAATGCAATTCTGCCATATACCCTGAGTCTGGTGTAGGGCCAAGTATGAATGTCAATTCGTTTGATACTGTGTTGCTACTTACCGCTGGGCCGAAGATTGCATAATATGATGGCAAACCTTTGTCCGATGGCGTTGGATACGCTTCTCTAAGATAGTTCACATCTTTATTTAAAAGATAGTGATACACCTCATTTGAAGTGTTGTAGTTCTCTATAACAGCCAATGAATACACTGACAAAAAGTCTAGCGGGCAAGGCAAATATTTATTACCAGTAGTCAATACACCAGTTTTATTAGCGCGTAATGGCGGCAGTTGAACAGTGTTATAAACACGAGTCTCTGTCTGCTGTACAAACGTAGGAATAAAAGACTCAAACTCGGTCTCATAGTTCTCCGTGTACGACTGAATAGCGGCTTTTAACTGGGTATAGTTCATTGATAAGTTATTCGTAGCTCACTGTAAACTTAAGCCATCGGCCCACGGCTCATTCTGCCCTTGGTCGCCGCCCCAGCACCGCGCATTTCAATACCGTCAGTCTTGGTTTCTTTGTAGTTGCCCTTGCTAATACCAGCAACAGAGATGTTCATATCACCCATGACTTTAGCACCTGGCGTATAAGGCAAGTCGCCCTTTACTTCCTTGCCGCTCATGGTATGTGGCTGGGCATATACTTCTGCCGAGCCTATCTCTTTACCCTTAACCTTCTGTGAGAACTTAGCCATTATCGACCTCTGCCATTGGATTTCTGGTTCATCGCGCGCGCCATATTGCGTCCGTATTTTTCCATGGATTCAGTAGTAACGCCACCTTTTGCCATGCCTTTGTGCATACGCTTTTCGTGCGCCTTAACTTCTTTACCAGCAATCTTCTTAACTTGTTTTGTGTCCATCTCGTACTCCTAATTTATGGTTACGTTTGAAACTGACGTAGCAGCTACCAAAGTATTCGGTGTTAGCCCATCGTCTATATCTCTTGCTCCACCTACTGGATACCAGCCCCACTGGATAATACGACTACCACCACCGGGATAACCATCTTCTGTTGCCAGCGGGCCAGACTGTATGTTCGTCTGTATCCCAGTAAAGCCAGACTGCCAGTATGACTTGTCGGGCCGTGGATCACGCACAGCCTGCGGATCATTTACTGGATACAAGCCTAAACTTAACTGTGGCTGATCCGGCTCCCAACATGTCTTACATACCTTGATATTGACGTTCTTTGTCTTGATCGTCAGTCTCTTTAATTCTTTCAGCAGATACCGAAAACCACAACGGTCACACTCCGATATCGCCTTCTTACCACTTGTGTACTTACTTGGCATACATCACCGATAAGTAATCATGCGAGGCACCAATCGATCTGGAGCTTTCTCGCGGTCTTCTCCTGCTGCCATTTCCCATGCTTCATCGTACTGAGCCTTCAGCAACTGGATGCGCTCTAGACCGCCAGGCAGCTTCATAGCCAGCCTGTACGCTAAACCGCAAATCAAACACTCTTGGAAACGGAATGGAATCTCTTCTACATTCACACCATTACCAGCATCAACCATGCGACGAAGGCGATAGTAAACAAAATAATAGAATGGAGCATCGACTGTCCCCTGATCTGGCGTAGGCCATACGACTATCTGCGGAACCTTTGTTGTAGCTCCTACTTCATCTGTAGTCTGACCTGAACGACGGTTAATCCACACCTGAATAGGACGGCCTTGCGTCAGCTTATTCGGTATTGTGGAGTACGTAGATACACTTATTCGGTTGATGTTGATGTCGATCTGGTTCGCCTGGGAGCCAGGGTAATTACGAATAACATGCTCGATAAGATCAACAGTATCGTTAGGAAGGTCATACGTGTTTACTCCCTGTATAAGTGGAATCGTACCGCTGTCTATAGTCCATAAGTTGATACCCCGATTAGCCCACTCTGTCAGCAGCAAGTTAAGACTGCGACGAGCCGTGCGGAAATCATAACCAGTACGCATCTCAAGACCGCACCTCTCGAATGCCTCTTCGCAGAGATCATTAAGAGTTGGGTTAAACGCTGTAGTGCTGGTTGTGTATGGCATTATCTAAACCCTGCCGTTTTCTTTGCTATGCCCTTGGGCTGTTTAACAAACTGTTTGCCTGCTGCTTTCCCTGCCCGCTTTGCCTTCGTCGTGGCGGCATACTCTGCTGGGCTTAGAGCCTTGATCGCCTTTTCCGGGAGATAACGCTCTCCGGTCTTTGACGATGGCTTTCCGCTTTTGGTTCGCCATTTCTGCTCCCCCCACGACTTTAGACTTTGCTGTGGCGCTTTCAATCTTTATATCCCCCACCTGCTGCTTTGTACTTCTGAGCCACAAGTTGGGCCTTACGGGCCGACCATTGTCCTGCTCCAGTACCGTGAGTTGATGCCGCTTTTACTTGGCTAAAAATACGCTTACGTAACTCTGGTTTGGTGTAATTACCAGCAGCGTTTACCTTTGATTTTGTTTCTCCGCCTTCTTTATAGGTAGCTGTTTTAGCTGCCTTAGCAAAGTCACTCTTCTTAGGTGCGCCTTTAGCTCCAACGCTGCGCATCTTCTCACCCGAACCAGAAGCTATACGTTTTTTCTTCGCAGCAATGTTGGCATACAAACCACCACCAGCAAGTTTCTTTACCGACGCATCTTTTTTACTAGCCACGATAACCTCTCTTGCGAATAGAAGGTTTGGCGGAAGAACCAACAACATTACCCTTATAACCTTTAGCGGCTTTTTTTACAGCCTCTTCTACTGATGGCTTGCCTAACCGCACAGATCCGCCTTTAGCGTATGCAGTAAAGTTAGTATTATCACGACGGGCTTTCTTAACGCCCTTTGGCATCTTAGAAGAGGCAATATCACCCATGCCGCGTGAAGCTCTCATATCAGCAATACCCGCCTTTTTTCATAGCCATACCGCCTTTAGCCATCATCTTTCCTTTGGTCTTACCCTTGGAAACGATGCCATCAGCAGACTTGTGACCGGCAGCCAAACCGCCAGACGCCATCTTTTTCATAGCCATACCACCTTTTTTCATTTTGCCTTTACCGTCGGCTGCAAATGCTGGGACTTTTTCACCATCTTTCATGACCATCGGCATACCGCCGCCAGCCATTTTCTTCATCATGCCGCCTTTTTTCATGCCCTTCATTTCACTCATCTCATGTTTCATCATGGATTTGGGAGCGCCCTTCTTCTTCATAAACGCTATTTCTTTACCAACCATTTTCTTTGACTCAGCCATACCGCCTCCAGATTTTGTAAATTCTTTACCCACAGATTGCGGCACACCGGCCTTTTTAGCAAATGCAGGATTGTGGGCAACCGCCTGCATAAACCGTTCTTGCTTTTTGCTAACGCTAGGCACGCGTCTTGCCCCGTATAGCACAACCATCAGCACGTTTAGAAGCACTGGAAACGTTGCCACCCTTCTTAAATGCCTGCATAGGCTGTTGCTGTGGATTAGGCGCTACATTAGCCTGTGGCTGCATATTAAACGTTTGATTAGTACCGCCGTTCTGACCACCAGCTTGAGGCTGATTGCCATAGAAAGGATAAGTAGGCTGCTGTGTCATACCGCCATCTGCGTATTTAGTCTTTGCCATTAGCACATCCTGCCTTTCGTTTTGCCGCGCTGGGCTATGCCATCACCACGGGATGATGCGCTGGATGTTTTGCCGCCAGAAGCCATTTTGATGGAGCCGCCAGCCTTACGACCTTTCATCTTGTCGTACATAGAAGAACGGAATGGTTTATTTTCCATCGTACCCATAATTGCCTCACCAATCTTGCGAAGCGGAGGAACTTTTTTGTCATCAGTTTTAAGCGGAAAAGATTGATCAGCACGATCTCTATCACGAGTAGGAAATGATTGAGATGCTGGTTTTGCAGGAGCTTTCTTTGCTGCCTTCTTTTTTACTTCAGGCATTTTTACTTCATTGTCTTTTCGCTCAAATTTTGATTCGCCTGACTTAAAGCCAGAGGCTATACCACGAGGGGACTCTGATTCTGTTTCTGTATCTTCTTTTAAAGATTCAGATATATATTCTTTAGGGCCAGAGAATGGCGAACTTGCTCCGGCTCGCTTACCCATAGTTGCGTAGTCCATCGGGCCTTGCCCTAGTTCCTCAGCCATTACACTTGGACTTTTAGTAGAACGCTCTTCTACTTCTACAGAACTTGATTTTGGGGTTGAAGCAAAACGAGTTTTAACTGTTTCTCCAGAACCAGAGCGAACTGGGTTTCCAAATCTATCTGTAAGAACGCCGCCTTCTTGATAACGTTTAACTTTGCGTTTCATGATTTATCCTTTTTGGGAAATAAGCTGATCAATACGCGCTTCCAACTTGTCAAAACGCTGATCAATGTGGTCAGTTATTCGCTCTACTTCAGCATTCGTAACATTATCCCGTGCTATTTCTTCACGAGTTTTGTTCAATAAAATAGTAATGCGCGCTAATTCAGTAAACTTTTCGTGCGCAACATAAGCAAAAAGAGCTGTGAATAAACTCAATACAGTCATCCACAAGCCACCAATGTCTAGCATTTCCACTTCCTTAGTGATTTATTTATACGGCTGTTTGGGTCACTTGCTGTCTTCGATGATGTAAGTTTCTTTTTCATCCCCTCCATGCGGGCACAGAATGACTTCTTCCGAGAACCACCTTCTGGTTGAGGGGCTTTCAAACCTGGCTTCCCCGGATTGGCTGCGTTGTAGGATGCCCGCCCTTTGGCGTTTAATCCGCCAGAGGGTGCTTTCCCTGCCTTGCGCTGCCATGCTTCTGTCTTTGGTTTAGCCAATTTCAGCCTCAATTCCAGCTACAGCTTTACAAAATTTAACAACATCTTCATGTAAAAATTCTGCTTTACATACGTTGTACATATAAACAACCACATGAACATTATTTTTTAAATAAGGTTTACTGCTATCAATTCTATCTATGGAAGGTACCCATGGATTTTTTGCATGAACAGTATTAGAAAAAACAGTATTTAAATCAAATGGTATGCCAGTTGCCTCACATACTCCAGCCAAAATTTTTTCTTCCAACCAAGTAGATGAAAAGTCTAGTTCTGGCCAACCATTAGCTTTAGCACGTTTCTGTGCATTACCATGCAACCTTTGAGCACGTACTTTTAAAGCATTTTCAGAATTCCATCTTACTTTTGCACAAGTATTGCACTCACCAGATTTGCCAGATCCAAACTTTACTTCATCTTTTCCGCGCCCACATGCAATACATAACCCAATCCAATTAGGTAATTTGTATGAGCGATCCGGAGTCTTAGCCATAAAATACAGTCACCGTTGCATTAAGCAAAGTTGCATATACGTTGCTTGTAAACACAACACCCTCACCGGGAATTAGCGCGTTGAAGGTTTCACCGTTAGCAGTAGTCTGTATGGCAAATACATTCGTACCGCCATTAGATAATGTAACGTTGCCAGCGTTTCCGGTAGGGCCAATAATCAGGCCCTTTACCCTAGCGCGTCCTTCAAACACCACTCCTGATGCACCAAGGCTTGTAGCTTTAACGTCTGTTTGCATAGCCATAATGGCCTCCTATTAGACGTTTTGCTGGCCGAACAAATAATCAGTAACGTAGTAAGTAACAAACCCGCCAACTGTACCAACGCCAGAACTTGCGCTCTCAATTGTCAACACTGTGTTAACAGTTGCATTAGCTACAGTACCGATGCCGCCGCCAGCGCCAGTAGCACCCGGTGTAATCGTCTTCGCTGATGTAGCGGCCAAAGCAGCAACATAGTAAGAAGCATTAGAAATACCACCAGTAATGGTTGTATAGCCAACGTTGATAGTGCCAGATGTAATAGGACTGGTAATAACGACTGACGTTACTACAGCATTTGCTGGGAGAATAACTTGTGCAGTCTGACCAGATGCAACGACAGCGTTGCTGGATACAGCTACATTGGAATCAAAGAATGTGGCAGCCATAAGGCCAGATCCACAATAAGCCTGACGGGTCGTGTCGCCGCCGCCCGAGCGCCAAATACTTTGGGTGGTTGAAATAGGCATTTAAATTTTTCCTCATGCGGTTAGGTGCGTCGATCTGCATGAAGTCAGCCGGGACTGTTCGACGTACCGAGAAAATCCCGGAATTCATAGTCTTATACTATGATGATTTGGGAAATGCAAGAGAAATTCTATGGTTCCAGTTTATTATATTTTTTAAGGTTTTCCGCTTGCGTAATCACCCTCAAATTCCATGGAACGTGCAGACCGCAGACAGTATCTCCATATAATGGAATGATGTGATCTACAGCATGCCGAACACCCGTTGCTCTAGACATTTCTATTGCCAAGCGGTATTTCAATCTAATCTCTATTTTGTCAATTGCTGATAACCATTTTGGCGTGGCATTTCTAAATCTTCTGCGGCGCAAGCTAACCAGCTCCCTATACATATCTGGGTTGTTTATCTTGTGAGTTCTTCTATACGCACGTTTAGCCTCATCAGGCCTAGATTGCGCTCTAGCAATTACAGCATCACGATTCCTTTCGTAGTATTCACGTTTTGCTTTTTGACCGGATTCAGATTTGTTGTACTTATTAAAATATTCTTGACGTTTTTCGTATGACTTTTCCCACTCAATAACCAAACATACAACACAAGATCCTTTTGTTTTGCGAGCTGCAACGTGCCCATATTTACAAGGCTTTCCGGTGTAATAGTATTGGCTGTTAAGTTTCTTAGCTTCAGCGCGTGTTTTTGGCAATGAATTGACGTCCATGATTTCTCCTTAGTTACGACACAGAGAAATATAGCACAACAAAAACCCCGCCACAAGAGCGGGGTTCGTGTGGGTTTATGCTTGTGTTATCAAGCGCCCTGACTGCCAAACATGCCCAACGGATCCGACCAACCAAACGAATAACGCTCGCGTGATTTGTATCTGACGTTTCCTGTGTCAAAATCGCCGTCCATTGAGTTCGACAGAGGTGTACGAATAAAGTGCTTCATGCCGTTTGGAACGTCGGTAGTCAAATACCAGCCGTTTGTGTCGGTCAAGAAGTGGTTAATCGTATAGCCTTCTGGGATCGAACCATTGTTCTTCAGAGCGTTGATATCGTTGTCGTTAGTGCCAACACGGAGGCTGGTTTCTAACAGACGAGTAGCAACGAACTGGAGAGCTGATGGAACAATCAGCTTACGTGGTTTAGCGGCGATCAACAGATCACGTTCGTCAGTCCAAGCGGCGATCTGAATAACTGCGTTTTCCAACGAAGTTTCATTCAAGTCAGCTTGAGTAGACGGTGTGTTGCTGTTAGTGCCACCGGAGACTAAAGGGTGTGCTGTCGAGAACAGAGCAACGCCATCGCCACCTGGGTAGGTGTTGGAGAAGCCATTGTTAATGACGGCAGCAGCTTTAACCTGCTTGGTGTACGACATCGCACGAGCCAGAGCCTTGGTGTAACGAGCCGACAGTGAGTCGTACAAGTTATCCTCGATGGCCTCTTCGGTCAGCGAGAAACCAAGTGCAATAGTTTCGTGGTTGTATCGTGCTGTCCAAGCTTCTTGACCGTTGTCATAACGAATGGCACTGCCCTCGTTTTTGACTGGCGCGGCTGAGAAACCAGACAGTTTTGTTTCTTCTTCAAAAGAACGCTCGGAGGTCTCTGTTTCGTAGATCTCTTTGTGTTCTTCGCCGTAACGAGCATACTCCAAACCGAACAAAGCGTTCAGGCCAGGCAGCAGCTCTTTCAGTAGTTGTGCGCGTGAAATAGCCATGTCTTACTCCTTAAACGCCAGTCGGGTTGAGGTACGCATGCCCGCCGGTAACAGTAGCGGTATTAGCGCCAGAAAGATTCACGGAAATTGTGACGTAAGGTGCATTGAACTTACAGATAAATTCACAATAGCCGTTCGAGCCGTTGCCAGTATCTGGCACAACGTCAACGATGCGGATTGGGAATGATGCTGTAGTTGCAGTGTTGCCACCGAAAATCGCAACTGCTGAATCACCAGTGTTGTTCGAGCCAGCGTTCTGGCACAAAACAGCGTTCTCACCAATAACATTAGGGCCATAAAAAGCCACGGTTGTACCGGAAGAAACAGATGCCACTTTGAACAATACATCAGGATCATCAGCTACATAAGCCTGAATATCTGACGCAGAAGTACCAGCAGGATAGCTCTGGTAGAACAGCTTTTGCTTTGTACTTGGATTGGTGTAAGTACAACCCATAAAGATACCAACAGGCGTAGCTGTGCTAGTGCCGGTGTCTTTCTCGATCGTACCGTTAGATGCGCGCTTAACTACATCGCCAAAGAAGATATCAGTGCCATAGCCGCTGGCAATAGACATCAGGCGAGTAGAACCGGCGAACACCTGTCCACCGATCAAATTGACCGGTAGAAGCCCGTAGGGCTTGCTTACAGTTGGATATGCCATTGTTTACTCCAAAAAATTAACTAGCCACCACTCTTAGAAGTCGATGATTTCGACTCTTTAAACAGAGGCATACGAGGGTCGTTTTGACGCATTAAATTGTTATCTACAGACTTGATCTGATCTTCAGATTGCTTGAGATAGTGGTTATTACGCTGATCCACAAACTCTAGCGGGGTCTTGCAAAGTAACAATCCGCCGACTTCAATGCAGTCTTTATGTCTGCTTTGTTCATCAACTAGCAGTTGAAATTGTGGTTGCTCTTCAATCTTCACTGGTTCCCAACCTTCTCTGAGTTTGGCAGAGTAGTTACGGGGATCTGAAGTTCCTTGAAGAGAAACTCGAATCCATCTATACGCATATCCTGGGAGCTTATCTGGTTCTGGCAGAAGCTCTGCGGGTTTCCACTGCTTAGGGCGTTCCGCTTGGACGCGTGTTTCTACAGTTCGGGGTGTTCTATTCTCAGCCATTTGAAGCCTCCAATTTCATCATTTCTCTGACGTACTGCTCCGGGGTTAATCCTAATTTCTTGGCAATTAAGACTTGCGACTGTTTCAGCCTCACCTTTTTGGAGGGTGTGCTGCGATCTGCCGAAGCAACGACAGGAGCGGCTTTGGCACGCTGCGTTTTTTGTGGCGCAGCTTCCTCTTCCTTTTCCCCAAATTGCTCTGGGAATCGACGACGCATTGTGTCATCGACCTTCTTCCAGTATTCGTCAGTAGATGGGTAACTCGTCCCATACTGAGCAACTAGCTTTTGATGTAGCCCCAGCGCCAGGCTAGTCATTTCCTCGTCCTTACCAAACCATTCATTGCGCTCTTGCCACGCAATCGCTCGTTGGTCAGGGCGAGGCACTGGATTTGTTGCGGGTTGTACATCAACTTCTTCCTCTTGTCTAGACGGAACATACTCGTTTGCTTTTTGCAACTTGTACTGTGCCGCTGACAACTTTTCCTGCGCCTCCAGCAAACGGTCAGAGTCGCCCATATCGTAGGCTTCTTTGTAATCCCGCTTAGCGTTATCCAACTCCATCTCGGCAGCATTCTTATAGGTGCTAACAAATGTCTGCTCGCCTACAGATAGCCTGCCTTTAAGAGCTTTGTTCTCTTCCTGCATACGCTGGGCATAAACCAAAGCTTCCTGCTGTTCGCGTAATGCCTGTTCTTTCTCGCGGCGTTCGTCATGCCAGACTTTCTTCATCTGCTTCAGACGTTCCTTCACCCCTTCGCTATAGTCTTCAAGTTCATCTTCTTCAAGATCTTGAACCATCTCTTTGGGTAAAGGCTGCCGGTTGCGATCCTCCGGGGGAGTATCGTCCTCAATCTCTATCTCGAAGTCATCCGCCGCAGCAGATACCTCCTCTTGTTCATCGGGAAACTTGAACTCATCCGCATCCATTTTGTTTGTAGCCATTTGTTTCTCCTTTGTTAAACCCTGGATATACCGCGAGGATCATCCACAACTGCCTCAACTACATCGTCATTAATCAATCTGAATTCACGACCATGTATCTTGAGACGAGTACCGGTGTTAGGGCGGGCGAGAATAAAATCCCCTTCCTTACACCATGGGCCATTTGGAAACCGTTTCTCATCTTTGTAGCAATCCGGCCCCATTTTGATTACGAAAAATACGGTGGCTAGAATCTGTTCGTGATTCATAGTCGAGTCTGCTTTTAGCAGGCCGCTCTCGAATTTTTCTTCCTTGTCCGGTAACCCAACTAAGATGTGATATCCCGTAGGAACCGGTAATTGTTTCGCCTTCTCTTCTGCTGTTTGTGGCAGAGTTGATACCTCGCCGTCTTCGGTGGCGATTGCGATTTCACTCATCAGATAACTCCATAGTTTTTGCAAGGTCTAATATAAAACCCTCTGCAATCGAGAGACCCCGAATCTCGCCGCAAAGTTTTTGGTACTCAGAATAGTCTTTGGCACAGTTGGTTGAAACCGCCTCGACTACCTGCTGACGCTTATCTCTCAATTGTTGAATGAGAATTTCAAACGCCTTATCCATAGTTATTCACCTTTTTTGGTAGGTTTCTTCGGTTCTGGCCGAAGCATTTCCATGCGTTCTTTGGCTAGTTTGGAGCCAAGTTCTAATCCTTTTACTTCCATCTCGCCCTCGAATCTTGCTTTCTCTGCTGCGGCTTTTGCTCCGACTTGCATACCAGCAATCTCCTTCTGAGCGTCGATACGTGCTTTTTCCAACTCCAGCTTGTCGGCTTGAGCTGCTGCATCTGCCGCGAGCTTCTTCTCTTTGAGATCCACTTCTTTGGCTTTGAGTTGCAACTCTGCCTGTTGCATTTGCACCAGCGGGTCTTGGGCCGCTTGCTGCGCCTGCGCTTGTGCAGCTTCCGCCTGATCTTTCTGTAGCAGTTTTTGTGCTGCCAGAGCCATCATGCGGGATACTTCTACTTCCAAATCTTTCGGTAGTTCCTTGTCCATGTCTGGCAACGGAATACCAAGTTGCTCTTCTATCTGCTTGCGATACTCAAACGCAACGTGTTCATTTATATGCGCCATCATTGCCGCGCCAATCATCTGTGCTTTAGGATTCTGACCAACAATCTGCATGATCTTTGGATCTTGCATGGCCGACTGGTGGACAGTAATGTGCGCTTGATGATCCTGATATATGAATGCCTTGACTGGCTTGCCATTTAAGATGTTCATGTTCTCTTGCACTGGATCTTTAGGCTTGAAGTCTTCGGCGCTTGGGACTAGCTTGCCAATATTCTTAATACCTAGAACCTCTAGCATCTGACGGTTTAATTCCACTAAGTCATATATCTGTGGATTGGCTTGAGCCATTTGCATAACCGCTTGATACTGGACTACCTTCTGAGCCATGGTTGCGGCGTTTGGATCTGATACCGGTATTACATCTACATGGTCGTAGTCAGATTTTTTAGCGCGGCGCGATCCTTCTACCGGGTCATAGTCATACTCATCTGGGGTGTAGTCACGAATAATCTCTTTCAATAACTTCAGCTCTTGCTTCATCGCGTAGTGGATACGCGCTTGCACCGCTGACATTACTTTTAGAGTTCTTTCAAGAATAGCTAACGTC